CTAAAACTTCAACTCTCCATTCGGCGTAGTATTCCACTCATGGCGGTTCAGTAGACTGTGGCTGCCATACTTCATCGCATCTCTATTGTCGGTTGGCTGAGCAGCACCGTATACCCCTGAATCCTCATAAATTTTTTGAGATTGCTGGCTTTGGCGTAATCGTTCTAACTGTTGCTGCTTCTTCAATTCGGCTTCGTGATTCGCCTTTATTGTCAAAACTCGCTGATAGTTATGCTCCAACGCTTCGGGTGTCAGTTCTGCGAGATTCATGGATTGACTGAGCTCAGTGATGAATTGGCGCTTTTGTGGGTCTTCGCCTGCCCATCTCTGCGCGGCATTTCCGACCTCACGATTGGATTGATTGTCACCTAATCGCCCATACACTTGATTAATCATCGACTTTCTTTCATCAAAGCGAGCATTAACCACGGAAATTTGCTCTGGGGTGGGTTCCAACAAGTCATTCAGCGCTGCAGTACGGTCTTTTTCAAGCTCTGTCACCGCCTCTCGCCACTGCTTATCCATTTCAGTGCGTGATTTTGTCTCTGCCACATTGAAAAGGTTGGCATAGTGCTCGTTGGTAAAAAACTGCTTAGCCATATGGATTTGACCTGTCACGTCTTTCATTAACGCATCGAGCGGGATCACTTTTACGGCTTCTTGGCTACCAGCCAAACGGCTTTCGGTTACTGGCGCGGTTTTGGTCGTGCCATCCTCATAAGTAACTTTCAAACCGACCACCACGCCCGGCTGATCGCCTTCGCGATTTGGGTCAATATCGGCAACAAAATCATGACGCAGATACTCTTTATCCTTAATCACCTTACCCGATTCAGGATCTTTATCGCCAATCCCTTGCTTAACATTACGCTCAAGCAACACGCCCATCGATTTGGTGAATTGTGAGTCTTGGTAAGAAATAGAGCCATCAAGCACTTTAGGCATAGTCGATTCGATATCAAAGGCCGCCTGTACCACACGAGGTGTATAACGGCGCGGGTCGTAAGCACTGCCCTTAATGTGTTCCTGCTCAAACAAGGGATCAAGTTCTCCGGTTTCCATGTAACGTTTGAGGCCAGATTGAATTAGCGGCAAATTCTCCTGCATGTAAGCCATTTTCTTTTGCTGATTGAGCTGGTATTGGCTCAATGCTTTTGCACTTTTCTGCGCATCAACCTGTACAGCAAGTAGTCGATCACGCTGGATTCGATCCTCATTTTCTCGTTTAAGGCTATCTTGATAACGTTTATCGGCTTTTTCCGTTTCAGCCTGACGAAAAGCCTTCTCGTCTTGATAACGTTGCTCGTTTTTGGCTTCAATCTGAGAAAGTCTAGACCGCTCATCTTGATAGCGAGCCTCGTTACGCTCATCCAATTTCGCTTGGCGTTCATTATCCGCTTTGCGCTGGTAGTAACCTTCTGCGACCTGAAATCCGCGGATTGCACCATCAATAGCGCTGCGTGTATCTAACTGCATTAGAAAAGCTCCCCTAAAATCAAACCTGCCGCCGCACCCATCGCCGCGCCCATGGGTCCACCCACGCTACCCGCTTGCATGCCCGCCATCATGCCCATGCCAGCACCCGTGGTGACACTGGATAAACGCTTGGTACGCTGCGCGTCTTTGAGGCTTTGATTGGTTTGATTACGCTGCTCTTCACGCTGCGCCGATTCTTGCATCCCTGCCAATGCACGTTTGCGGGTATCTGCGCCTAAATTCAATAAACTGTATGCCATGATTACCCCACTTTAAGCTGTGATAACTTCCCTTTTGCGCCACCACTGAGCACGCTCATCGCACGCTCTTGCTCGTTCTCACGCAAACTGTTCTTGGCCGTCACCTGTGCCAGAGAGAGCTTGGCTTCATCGTTAGAATTGGTGTCTACCCCAACCCCAAAACGTGCCATTTGGTTAACATTCGCAAGCCGCGCACTCTGTTGCGCGCTCGAAAAATTGGCTCCCACGCGACCAAGTTGCTGTGTCAGTAACTCGCCATTTTGTGTTTGTCCTAAAAGCTGTTTTTGCTGCGGATAAAATCGCTCTAACCAGTCTTGATACATGGCATGAGTGATATTCGCGTAGTTATTGGCCGCCGAACCTGAAACATTAACGCTCATCACTTACCCTCTGTTGAGTACATAGTTCTGATCCATGCCCGCTTGACCTTTCAGCGTATTAATATCGACATTGACAAAGCTCGTATCTGGCTTGGCACGGTTCATATACATACTGGTTCCAATCCCAGCCAACGTCCCTACAGCCTGAGCATTCGCGCTACGTCGGTTAAACGCTGTGGCGGCATCGCTTGTGGCTTTTTTCAAAGAGAGCCGCGCGGTCTCTTCCATGCCAGCCAAGCCTTCGGCTTTCTGACCAGCACCGAGAGCGACGATATCTTGCTTACCCACCACATACTTGTCCTGCTCATTGACTTGAGCGCGGTTTACGGTATTGCCCTGAGCGAGAGTTTGGTCTGTCGCCAAACGGCTTAACGTTGCTTTAAATGTTCCGGAGCTCGGATCAACACCGGAGGCCACAAGACTCTCAGTGGCCGCCTCTCGCGCTTTGCCGTACTCGCTTTGATAATTTAAATCTGCAGCCTGTTTCACGTCGGCCATATTGGCCTCAGAGTTAAGGTTGTTCACTCGCCGAATGAAGATATCTTCAAACGCTTTGAGCTCTGTGTTGTATAAGTTCCACTCTTTCGCCGCAACTTGGGAAGCGGCAATTTCCGCCGCGGTTTCCTGAACGCGGCCATCTTTTTTCCCACCCATTAGATCTCCTTGCACCAAGTCTCAACATCACCGGTTTCGATACAACAAAACCCACCGTCAATAAGGCTTACTTGCAAAGCTTTCACGGCAGTATTCAGCAGTAACCTCTTGGCCTTTATCCGCTTAGCTAACTGCTCTACTGTCGCTAAATGGCGCTTAAGCGCACCTTTTTGATTGCTCCAAGCAAACAGTACCCATACCTGCATTTCACCATTGTCCAAACTGGGCTCAAGGACGAAGAATCCCTCCTCCACCAAAAACAGCGAAGCCCTACCATCGAGTAGGGCTTCGTCCACTTGTTTGGCGAACCAGTGCTGGTTGCGCTTCTCGGTCTGTTCCATCAACGGCAATACTCGATAACGCCACGATTCGTAAGACAGTTTATAAAGACTCATCGACAAACCATGCAGGTCTCAATGGGCGAGACTCTTCACGTAAATCGTAACGTCGCACCGCTTCGCGATAGGCCAACATTTCAGCAAGTTTTGCCGATGTCACTAACCGCTCTCCTTGATAGGTCGCCGTTGGCAACTCCATAAAATCGGTAGCCGCAAGTTCAGCGCACGCCCAAGCCCTTTCATTGACCTCATGACCGTCAAGCCACGTTTGCCGCAGTGCCAATCGCTCATAATAAAGTTCATCGGAGATGTTTCCGGCATCATAAGCCGCCTTGAACGAGTGCCAGTCGGTCACTTCGCCTTGGAAGTAAAAGCGATATGGCTCTTTTTCAGTTGTCACCATCATGCCATCACCTTGGGTCAATACTGTTATTGATAGAGGCCGACATGTTGACGATCACCGCACCATCGTGCAGCGATGTTAAACGCAGCCGAAAGCGTAAAGATTGAGAGGCAGAGTAAGTCCAGCCCGAACCCAACAGCGAACGACGACTCGCAATGTGTGCCTCTTCGACAGCATAACCGCTGCTCCCTCCTCGGTAATAAGTCAGCGCAAAACTCACCCCTGCCACATTTACGGTCGTGCCTACCGCATTGGCGGTATCGGTTCCGACAATCCTTGCCTCGGCAACGACTCCACCACTGAGATTGATGGCCTGTACAAAGATTTGTAAAAAACCAGAGCCCCCCACTCTTGGCCGCCTCACCATAAAGTTAAATACTCCATCTGGAATAGTGCGGTAACGTGCTCGGTTCATGGTGTTAATGGACACATCCCCTGCTGGGAAAAAATCCACCGGAGCGGTCGCGCCATCACTGTAGTAGCTTGTTTCCGGCAAGGTCACACGAACCGATTCAGAGGTGACCACTAACCCGCCCCCTAACGCAGAAGGGTAAGAGAGGCTGGTCGTCGCGTTATCCCCAAATGTGGTATAGAGCACTACCGATTGATAAAAGGTGCTGGCGATAATTGTCGCCCCTTTGATCACACCACCATTAATGGTGGTCCCTTCGATGTTGCCACGAAAATAACCATTATTGGCCTGTAAATTGTTGGTTTGTAAGAGGCCGTTTGAGTGAATAAAGGTGTGATAGCCGTTATAAGGACCACCCGCACCGAATCCTGAGTCACCACCTCGCAATTGACCGGTATGAATAACAGGCGAAGCGATTTCGATTCCCACCTTCACTTCATCGGCCACAATGGTTTGTGCTTGCAGGATCTGAATAGTCGCTTTTTCAATGATCGCTTTGGGGATCACGACTGCGCCATTATCAATCGCGAACGTTGGCACTAAGGTTTCGGGCTTATTGGGATCGTAGACAAAGAATTGACTGGCACTGACTGCCACTTGGCTGGTGCCATCGCTCTTCGCAATCAAACCAATCCCAGCGCTAATCTCGCCCGCTTGCGCTTTCGCCCCCCACATTGCCTTAAATGCCACGCTCCCATCTTGATTGATGGTCGCTATCGCTTGGGCATTGGTTTGCGCGGCGGCCTTGGCGTTACCTGCGTTGGCCTCAACCGTATTCACTCGCTCGGCTAATGCTTGATCTGCATTTGCAAACACCGTCGAGACATCAAGAAGTTTCGCTTCATTCAACGCGGCTTGCGCCTCATCTCTTGCCAGTGAAGATGCATGAAGCTGAGTCACTTGAGCCGCGAAGGTTTCTGTCGCACTTTTCAATTGGCGCTGGATTTGCGCGATCAGCTCTCCAGAAGCCGTCAGCTCACTATCCAGTTGTTCCAGCAAAGTCTGTGGCGCTTTAGCGCTTATCTCTTGTTGCAAGAGTTGAATAAGCTCGGATTGTTTTAGCTGCTCGGCCAGCTCATCAATCACTTGACCAATGTTTTGCGAGGTTTCACCCAGTATCCCGTTTACGCCATGGTAAGGTCCCGCAAAATTCTTCGTATTGATGAAGCGAACCCAGTAATAGAATCGGCTCCCTGCGTTGACCACATCAGAAAACACATTAGCCGGCGTTGTCGCCACGACCACCGCTTGAGAAAAGTCATTGTGATTTGCCCGCCATACTTCAGCGTATGCAAATCCTCTAAATTGTGGCGTATCCCATTGCACTAAGATGGCAGTAAACCCACCAAAGGCTTGCACATGGCGGGGGGCATGCGGGACTTGAACCAAACTCGATGAAGGTTCGCTACTTTGATTCACATTCAATTGTGCGTTTTTCGCATTGAGCGTAACAACCTCTTTTTCGGTCACCGCTCGGTAACGACCATCGCCACGTTGCCCAGTTAAAATTTCGACGTTTTCGTACAACGCCTCCAGTGAACGTCCTGCCCGAAAAGGCGATCGCTTTGCCATCAGTACAACTCCGAGAGGCTATCTGCCATGACAATCCGCTCGACCTGACTGGTCCCTTCTACCTTGATTTGCCATCGGCTGCCGCGTACTGCGGGCAACCGAAATGGCGCGTGAGTGAGCTCGCCCTGTTCCAGCTTGAAAATCGCCTCACCTTCGACGATAACCGTTACCCTTAAACGTTCAGGCGCTTTCGCTTCAAGGCGAGCGCAAGTCAAAAAGGCGTGCTGAGGAATAAGAAAAGCTTTGGTTTGCCATGTCATGGCGACCGGTTGATGGCCTCGTTGCCAAGCGTTAAGCGTATTGCCCTTGGCAATGAACAACGTATCGTCATGCAAATAGTGAAATGCACTATCCCATGTATTCGATAAACGGGTCAGGCTGTGCGTACTTGGGTCAAAAATAAACGCTCCGCCTTGGTATTGAGCGATATATTGACCTTCAGCAACCCACGCTTTGATCGTCGTTGGCATGAAATTCTGCCAACTCTCTCTATCCATAATGCCTTCGGTGATGACAGTCGCACTCGTTCCCGAAATCGCGACTAGGCCATCCGGCGAGGCATACATCGCCATCCCGTTTATAACGACCAAGGAGGGGGCACTCACACACGCTTGCTCAACATTAAGGCGCATGCTGGTAACCATACTCGGTGTGACACCAGAAAAGAGGTACGGTTTGCCTTTAGTGACTACAACCAGTGACGTTTCAATCGGAGCGATGGCCACAATATCGTCATCCGTGACACCGCGATGACTCTTACTCCACGCATAGGGCAAATAGGCTTCAGAGAACATCACCTCGTTACCCGCAAAGCCGGCGCAAATGCCATTCGCCATTGTGCACAGTCCCTGCATATTGGCATCGGGCATATCGTAGTCCCATGTTTCAAGCGGTGGTCCATTGACATTGCGTGCCGAATCTAAGTACTCGGTTTGGCTGATGGGAAGCTCAGCGACCAATAAATAATTCCCAACTCCGCTTGCAGATACCGAACGATACAAGCGAGTGTGAGTGATATTGTGTGTGTTGACAGACATTGGCGCGAGTTGCACCGTCACCGTCGAGCCGGGTTTCTCAATCAATACGGGGACACTCGGCAAACCCGGTGCCCCTTCTTCCCCAAAGCGTGTCACGTAGGTTTGAATGTAGAGCCTGTCTTCATCATCGTAGGCGGGTAACTCGCCCTCAGGGGGATTGTCGCCGGTCGTCGCATCGACCTTAATCACAACGGGCTTACCCATAGGTCTTGGCACACCTAAGTCATACCACGCGGCTGGCATTTGACCTTGTGTAACCGCAATATCTTGTGCGGTCACCTTGGGTTTACCTTGCCCTGTCCAATAGACTCGTTGATAAGCATCTTGCGCCATCGGATTAGCAATCACACTCACGCGTTGAGTGAAGGTAAACCAATGTGAGTGTGCATAATAAAACAGCGTGACTGGTGACAGAGTCGCCAAGGTGCCATGCTCTTGATCTGAGCGCATCGGCGCAACCACGCCACGCTCATAAGTGCAGTCAAACGCCAGAGAAGCCGCTTCGTTTGGCAATAGATGAGACTCAAGGCGAGGTATTTCACCTTTCATTGTCGAGATCTCAATACGCATACGCTCCCCTTAAAAAACAAACCCTACGGCCACAGACCGCATCGAAAAATGACTCAATCTCTCTTTCTGCATTAACTGCCGCCGGTCCAGTTCGCCAGCTCATTCAGACTTACCTTGTATTCCACCGAATAACGAAACCATGGCGAAACGCCTTGACCCGCTAAATTCATAAATCTGACGACCAACCCATTACTGATCGGCTGCACAAAATAAGGTAAACAAGGCTCTTCAGGGATGATCTGCGGCGCGAATGGCTCAGCCAGTAAAGTCGACCCAGAAAAGGGAAAGTAAAGGTTAAAATCATTGGAGGTTTGGTTTTGGTGCCGGCCATGGCTTCTCACCACGCCATCGCTGTACACCTCAACAACTCGCCAAGCACCACTGACGCCTGCGATGTTTTCTGCAAAGACTCTTTTCAGTAATCGGCGGCTCGACTCTTTACCCACCCAGAGGTACTCAAATTCAATCACCGAAAAACTGAGGCCACTGGCCGTTTCCGCCCTGAGTTTGCGCCCCTCTCCAAACACATAACTTGGGTAACATTGTAAAACGCCCTGCCAACCTATCCCCGTACCAGCACTGACATACACAGGTCTTGGCAGCGTACCTTCTGACCCCAAGGCAGGTAGATAAAGCTTATTCCCTCCCATTTTCAGGGTGCATCCCGAAGTACTGGGCTGGGCAAATGAGGCGCAAACAGGTCGCCAATACTGGGAAACATCTAGCTCGTTTTCGGTCAATTCCAAGGCAAACGCGAAGAACGCCATATCAAAGAAGGCAAAACTGTTGCCCTCATTCGAGCTGCATTCCAAGCGATTACGATGAACTTTGAGTAATCGCCCCAAAACAGCACGAGCAATACTATGGGTACCTAGACGAACTTTGCCGCGGTTATTGGAGAGATCGATGGACCAAGCTCCACCGCTTCTCAATTCGGCCACCAACACGCGATTCACCTCATCCCACTGGTTATTCGCTATCTCTAGCGACCACTCATCCACCACGCTGTGACTCACACTGACCAATCCATCACCAAGAAAGTTATTCAGTTGGCATCCATCCACGCGAATATTTGGATGCATTGAGGCCGTGACCGAAGGATTGGCGTGCGCACGCAGCAATCGAGCTTGAGGATTTAACGACGTGAGCTTAGCACCTAAAATGGCTACTGAGCCGTAGTTAACCACTCTTTCCCCACTGGGAGAGTCGAGGGTTTCCAGATAACAGGCGTTCCCAGAGGGGCAGCTCAATACAAAGCTGCCCCCGCGAATTTGGATATTGCCGTAAGGAATAGGTTGTCCCGTCACAAAGGTGGAAGCGTTTGGGTAAGCGGCAATCAGCATTTCTGCTGTCCCAGAGCAATTGACTATCTCTACATTGCCCCCACCCTGTACCTCGACAATTTTTGACACATCATCAAATAAGCAGCCGATGAGCAGACTGGGTTTGCCTTTGACCAAATTTCTTTGGGTGAACTTCACCGAGCCAATGCGCCGCAGCACACAGCCACTGAAAATCACACTCTGTGCTCCCGTGTTATTGGTGGTTACCTGCGTACAATCTTCAAAGACGCAACCAATCAACTGAACCCCATCGGTTCGCGACTCTAAAGCGCCCTCCACCGTATGGCTAGAGAGAGACGCGGCCAGTCGAATTGCGGCATCCCCACTTTTTTAAACTGACAGCCGATAAACGCCGTATTGGTGGCCCGACGAATATATACCCCTTGCTTACCCCACTGCGGATTGCTGTCCTCTCGCTCACCTGTCAAGGAAAGACCAATAAAAGTGACTCCGTCGACTTGGGTATCTGCGCGACCAACCCAAAATGGGTATTCGGTCGCGCCAAGCGTTCGAGTTAGTGCTCCACCAATCACTTTGACCTGATTTTTGTCGATGATGAGTGCAGAACTCGGCGCAACCATCGGCCTATCCAGATAAATGATTGAGCCGTGGGTCACCTGCTTATTGAGCCTATCGAGTCCTCGATAGACAGAGACGGGATCATTGGGATCTGTCACAAACTGGCTGGCATACAGAGTTTGCGTACCGATTTGCACAAAGCAACCTTGACCTACACCCGACCAACTTAAAAATGTGTTTACCGTCTGCTCTTCGCCATCCCAAGCTTTTAGTGCATCCAGTGCTATGACCTCTGCGCCATTATGATCCGAGAAATCTCGCTCACTATCGAACACAAAGAAGCCGCCACCGGCATAACTCCCCGCATAAAACCCCGCGACAGAAAACTGTTTCCCGTCAGTCAGCTCATAGGTCGGCAGCGCTTTTAAGTGCGAAACATGAATCACCGCAATCTGCGACGCCGCTTCAGAGCGGTCGGCATGCAGCGCAGAGCGTGAAGCTTGTTCGGTGGCAATGTGCGCCGATAGCGCCGCTTCTCTTGCTTTCGCCGTCGTAGTGAGAGCATTCTCAGCCACTTGCAGCGCTTTCGCGTTGACGTTACTACTGAGCACATGGGCACTCGAATCCACACCAAAGAGCGCTTGAGTGTATAGATCCACCAGCTCTGCGATGGATTTCTCGAGCGCATCAATCGTTTTCACCAGTGCTTCCATCGACGGCGAACTCATTAACGTGCCCCTTCACTGCTCTGGATCATCTGCGCCTTAGCATTATCGGTGGCCGTCTTATCGCCCAACGCGGTGGCAAAGGCTTGTAAATGCAACTGAGCTTTTTGGCCTTCCGCGGGATTTTGCGAATCTTTGTTATAGGCTCGGTACATCACAAAATCCGACACTACCCCTAAATAGATCTCAGGCAGTGGAAAGACATCGCTTTCGCTCGCCACTTGTAACGTCCGTGAGTAAACCAGCTCCACATTGACTGGTGCTTGAGGCGACGGGTATAAAAACAGGGTGGTTTCATCGAGCTCATTACGCGTCCAACAAACAGGTACCCCTGCGGTTTTACGCCACTCTGGATAGAGTTGATTGAGTTTATGAATATTCACAAACTGCGCCGCCTGTTGATTGATGTGGTTGACCGCCAAAATTTGATAGGCATCCGCCGGTAGACTGACTTGATAAGAACTTGATTCGATCATCGCCGTTGTTCGAGATAAATCAGGCCGGCGAATCACCATGGCTGAAATGGCATCATTCACAAAGTCCATCAACTCTGGGCGCGACCAACGCACATGTCGAACGTCGATGAGATCGCGCGCAACGCGATCAATAAGCCCTTTAATGGTGACGCTCATCAGAAGAACTCCCGTTGACGTACCGGATTGGTAAAGGCCTGTTGTTGACCCGTTTCTAAGCCAAAACGCTTAGCGCAGCGGATCGCCTCAACAAACCACGTTCGATACTCACGACCCAGCGATGGATTGTGCCAATCACTATCGGGTTGCAACATCAGACAATGGGCTGCGCCATAACAGATCGCTTGGCCATACTCATCCCAAAGCACTTTGGGTAAGGTCTGTGAGTCACGTTGCGGCTCTATCGCACAGTGGATGAAAAGATCTTTCCCCTCCCTTAGAAAGCGCAGCTCATCACGACTGGTTTGCAGATAATCAATACCTTTGATTAATGCCAAGCCTTTATCATCCACCACCGCCATCAACTCAGCGGTGGTGTACCGACCAACACTCGGTGAATTCAACTCAGAGCTACCCACAATCGCAACCACTTGGTGCGCACTAACCCTGTCGATTGTTCTCGTGTAACGCACAAGACCACTTTCTCGGCAAAACTCTTGCCCGGCTTGCAGCAAAGCACTGTGCAGTAATGGCGCAAGTGCGACATTGACCAATTGCCGAAGGGTAGGCACAAACTGTTCGATAGCGACGGTTTCCATAATCACTCCGCGAGGTTTGCCGGTTCACTCTCTTCACTCATGCGACGCAGATAATCGCGCACTCGTACTCGAAACTCTGTCACCTCTTCCTGCGCGCCTTTGGGGGCGATATCTAGCTCATTGGCAGCGATCAGCGTCTTTAACTTGGCTGAGTTGAGCTTATCAAGATCCAACTCCTCACCATTTAGCATCACAACCATGGACGCCGCTTTTTCTTCTGCCTCCTGCATTGCTTCTTGCGCTGCCCTTTGATAAGCGATCGCTTGGGCCTTTTCATCCAGAAGCTTCAGATGATCCTCTAACTCCTCTTCCGTTATCCATACGCTCGGAAAATCCAGTAGCTGACAAGCCAAATCTTGTTCAACCAACACCGGCTTATGGCGCGGAAACACCAGCCTAGAGCCAGCGACCGTGTCTTTTTTCTTTGGCTTAGGCCCGATATAGACCACAGCAATTTTATGCGTCATCACTCTCTCCCAAAAATCAAAGGAGGCTCTTGGCCTCCCTCTCTACAGTGGCTGGGCTTAATACCCAACGTTGACGTACTCCGGCAAGATGAGAAGCTCGCCTGTGGCGACACCACCTTTAATGGTGACGTTCAGGATGCCCTTTTCTTTGAGGTACACGGGTTTGATCGGGATCTGCTTGGCGACTTTATTGGCGACCGCTTCCCCAAGCGCTAGGGCGATATCGTTGACTTTGATATCGACGCTGACCGAGGCTCCAAGCCCATTGGTCACCAAACGTACCCCCGTCAGCTTTAAACCAATCGGCAGCTCCAAGACAGCGAATACCGTGTCGATAGGCGTGTTTTTGGCACTGAGTTTTCCTTCTTCAAGCGATAAATTGCCATGCGCCCCAACGTAGACGCGGTTGTTAAAGGTTTCACTTTGTCGATGAGTCATTCACGTTTACTCCACTACAGGTTCACAGCCGTATCGAGCGCAATCACCCCGTGATCGTTCACGCGACCCGTTTTGTCTTTAAAGCGAATTTTCTTGGAGCCATTCATCCAATACACCGTGACTTCGGTACGGTTACCCGCATCCACATCTTCCTCGTGATAACGGAAGGATTGGCCACCTTGCGTTTTTCCCCACGCGTATGCCAACGCCTGCCCGCCGAGTAACATGGCGCGATCTATGGTGGTGGCCGCATTGACTTGACGCACACTGGCTGCTTTATCGTTATTGGAAATCGAGACAACAGAACCAGGATTAAAACGGATCGGCATACCTTTGTATTTGCGCACCAAGATATTGCCCCGCATCAGACAGTCGCCACGAAACACCGGATGATTAAAGTTACGCGATCGGGAAATCGCATTCGCAGTGAGGTTTTGCCAGTCTTTACCTGAGGTTGAGGTATAGAAGTCACTCCATTGACGTGGGGTAACACTCAGTAAATAGAAGGGCTCATCGCCCGCCATCTTGTCGTCATTAAAACGGATTGGCTGCAGTGGATGAGGCATCTCGTCAAGGTAGAGACCAATATTATCCAGTGTTTCAATCGAGAAAATATCCGCCGCATCGAGCCCTTCAAAGGAGGTCGCATCGCCCCCAAAGAAGTGGCGATCATACGTTGGCGGCAAGACATCATTGACCATGATCTCGGCAAACTCAGTATCACTTTCTAAAGGCACAATGATGTCATCGGTCGCATAATCCCCCCGCGCTCCGGCAAGGTGCACTGTCGTAACCTGATCTTGCAGCGTATTCACGTAATCCGGCAGCAAAGCTCGAGTGAGTTTACGCAGTGGATGGCGAGTCTTTTGCTGCGTCATCTTACCGCCAGAATCCACTTGATGGCGGCCTTGGTTGATTTTCAGTGAGAAGTCCGCGAACTCTAAACTTTCACCCCGTCCAGCAATTCGGCGATCGCCCATGGTCGGCTTTTTCGTCAAACCATGCACAATCTGCATTTCTACCTCATCCCCTGCCGATTTACTTAAGTCGGCGCAGCGGACAATCGGAGCATGAGGTGAGGTTTGCTCATTGCCTTTTTTATTACTGGTCACACTCTGCGGCGCATCTTCGGTCAACATATTGGTAAACGAGCGGTTGCGCAGGGTCGCTTTGAACAGCGCGGTTTCCTGTAACTTCACGCCGTCAGTAATGGTTGTCATACTTTCACTCCAATAAAAAAGCCCCAGCGTGTCAGCTGAGGCTTAGTGTTTGAAAAACGGGTTTAGAATCCAGCGTTATAAAGCAGTTGCTCGATTTGCGCTTCACTGAGAGAGTCAAACAATTTACCCAGCTCTTCGTGATTAGCACTCTGTACCCGGTTCATCAGATCGGAATCCCCCGTGCGATGAGTATTGCCAAGCTCACTCGGAGACGCAGGCAAAGCGTTTTTCGCTTTACGACTTGCTTCTTGCGCCGCGCTCAGAGCCTCTTGGGCTGACAATTTAGGATCATCACCAAACGCCAGTCGTACCCGCTTACTGACCTCTTCAAATCGCTCGGCGTAGCTTCGATTCGCCCATTCAGAACTTGAAGCCAAATGGTCATCAATTTGCTGCGCGGCATTCCAACGCGCCCCACCTTCACTCATCCACGACTGCAAATCCGCGTTTGCTTGTAGCGCCGTCGTCAACTCAGCGTTGTCGACTGGCGCGGCGCTTTCAGTCTCCGGTGGTGTGGTCGAGGCCGCCACCGTGCCACTGGAAACCAGAGCCTCAATTTTGTTATTCATAGCCAAAAAGAAAGGGGCGAGCTCGGGGTAATCCTCCTGTAACGCAGCAAGTTTTTTTTCATCAATGGTGACATCTTCAGGTAAGTCAGCCGGCGCAACGCCCAACTCCTCGAGTTGTTTGTTACGCACATCAATCATGCGCTGCGCTTTTTCAAGCTGCGCTGAATGCGCTTTTAACTCTTCAAGCTCTTGGCGAAGCTGAGCTTTTTCTTGCCGCTCTCGCTCGAGCACCTCCATCGGGATAATGTGCTTTTGGTCTTTGGCGAGAATACCGTCTGGCTTTGCGTTAGGCTCTGCAGTTGGCGAGGCTGCATCGGTATCGCCGTCTAAACCTTCCACACTTTGCGATTGTGAAGAGGGAGCAAGGCGCTCGTCAGCGCCTTGTTCCTTTTCGACAGTTGGGCGACTTTCTTCCGCTTCCATCGATTCCAGCAAAGCTTCCAGCTCTTCCAATGTTTCATTACCAGTGACGGCAATCGTGTCTTGATGGGTATTCATGGTGACTCCTTTGATTAGACGTGTCGCTGTCTGTGCGGTTAAGCGCTCTCGAAAAAACGCTTAGCGACAAAAACAACAAAGCCGAGCACAAGGCTCGGCACTGAATACTCATGGGGACTATTGCTCGCTGGACTCGAAATGCTGGCAAACCTGCATGGCGGCAGCGTAATCACAGATCATGCAGGCGTGATTTTGTGTGGCCAGTGCGGTGATAATGGCGCTCGCCTCCAGTTCGACTACTTGGCTCGCCTGACGCATCAGCACCTCCTTTTCTGTATTCAAAAACACCGCCAGTTTATAGTCCTGAACCTCAACCGCATCAGGAAATCGGGATTTAAAACGCATTTGCCACTCGGGTAGCGAAAGAAAAACATACATCTGATAGAGGCTCACACCCGTCTCCACATCGCTTTGGTATGGTTGATAATAGTCAGCGAATTGCCGTTATCTGGCTGGCTTCTTTGAATGGCACTCTCTTTCTGATCTAAGGGATACACTGCCCCTTGAATGATGAGCTCGCGGATCTGCCCTCTTGTGAAAAGTGAGGTGGTCCAAGAGCGCATCATACGAGTGACGGTGAGCGGCGTTTGAATACCTTCACGGCTGACTTTCCATTCGCCATCAACACCAATGGAGGCTACTGACCCCACCCGTTTCAGCCGGTAATGATGAGGCTGAGACGCATCAAACTGATTGGTCAACCAAGAGACAATCGCGCCACCGATATAGCACTGGATCCCACTGCCACCTTGAAGTAATCGAAAGAAATTATCGACCGTCTCTCCAGAAAAGAGCGCTTGAAAACTGTCGTTTCTTAACCCTTCGGCCTCAATAGAAATATCAAAATCACCAGTGAAAACCATAGGTTTATCCAATACGGCATATTGCGTTAAACCATCAAAATATGGGGCGTAGCGTTCGCGGCTCACCAAGACTCGGCGTACCCAAAGTGGCTGTTGATCGACCATGATTACACCAAGGAAAAGAGGGCATTATTTGGAACAAGGTACCCGCTACGCAAGATCACCAGCTCATAGTGACCTGTCGCAGTAAAGGTTTGTGCGGTGATCCGCTCACCATCGAGCTCATATTGCAGTTCGACTGAGCCACCCGCCTCAGCTTTTACCAACAACGAACGAAACGGCTTGGATTTATCCACCAATACCGTAAGTTCATGCGCGATACTTTTCATCAATTCTCCCGCTTACAACGACTCTAATTCCGCTTTAAATGCGGCAAGCTTTTCTGCCGAAGCTCGGTCAAGGCAAAGTCCACCATCAGCGAGCTCAATCACAGTCAGGTTGGTTGGCCACATCGGCGAAGGTTTTCTCACTGCGCTGCACGAGACCACCATTAGCAATATGCTCACTAGGAGAATCGGTTGCCGCTTGTTTCCGCGACCGATTAATCGAATCCAAAATCGCATTCACTAGCCTCATCAAAAGGGATAACCACTCGTTCATGGTGTTACTCGATACATTCCATCACTTCACACACCGCCTGTGACACCAGCGACTGAAACTCGGGCGATATCTGGTAGCCCAATGACAGCATCAGTGCCGCCAATAACGCCACCAACGCTCGGATCACTTTGCGGCTTTTCAAAATAAGACCTAGCTTATCCATAAGTTCCCCTTAAAGGTCATTATCCACTGCGGCGAACAGCAAGCACTGCGCGACTCGGCGCATCCACCCTCGTCCGTATTCGTTGAAGGTCGAAACTTTGGTGTAAAACGTGATGCGATAGGCGATGTAGCGCATCAATAAATCATTGAGATCCATCGTTTGTGTCGCCGACAGCGTCTTCGGGCCGATAATGCCGTCAGGCTTTTCACCCACTGCGTTTTGCAGCATTTTTACGGCACGATGCCAACCATGCTGCACCGCAGCATCAAAGAGTTGGTATTGCATCGCCGGACGAAAACGCGCCATACCGAGTTCTTGCCACCAATCCTCGAAGTAAATCGTCTTCACCTGCTCGTAAGAGAGGTTTTTGATATCAAGATGTGGGTAAGTCATCGCGGCAATACCACGATTGGTGCCCTTAAGCTCACCAACGCCGACACGTCCTCCCGTCCAGTTGCCACGATCTTTGGGGTCACATTGAAAGCCACCTTCGTGGGGCATGAGACGTTCGAACACCACATCAAACATGACGTTTCTCCAATACATCCAACCAAGCATGTGAGGGCAATACAACGTATTCTGCGTTTAAGGCTGATTTGAGATAGAGCTAATAAATTTGCGCTCAAAAATGGCAAGGATCCGCGAGCCTGCGTATCCGCTGATACCACAAGCAAACCCCGCCAATTCTTGCGGCCATTCAAAGTACATTGCGGCCAAAGCACACAATGCGCCCGCAAATCCAGAAACGATGATTTGCATCAGCGCTTCTACCCAACGAAAGGGACGATTCTTTTTGCGAATATCGATGATGTAAGTCACCAGTCCTCCCCAAATCGCCATCAGCGCAAGGCCTATGGATTGGAGTTGGGTCCAGCTCTCCGGCTCTTTCAATGGCATCTCAACTCCCGACAGCCAATAAAAAACCCCGCCAATGGCATAATGCCGATCAGTTAAGCAAAAAATGATCGGTTGAATGATCCTGATAGGGTGTCAAAATCCGAGTGTTTCTGCGCACTCGGATTTTTTTATGTTCTTAAGACAAGCCCTCGACCGAATACATCAATTCTCTGCTGACCAACTCAATGGTCTATCCGATCTTCTTTGCCCTGAACTCATTAATCAATGTCTTGAGGATACTGGCGTCGCGACGCTTCGTAAGCGTAGGCTCCCCATGGAATTGATGGTATGGAGCATTGTGGGTATGTCACTTTATCGGCATCTATCGATGAGTAAAGTTGTCTCTCAGCTAGATATATTACTTCCGGGTAAGAAACCCTTTGTTGCGCCGAGTGCGATTATCCATGCCCGTAAGAAGTTGGGGCATGAGCCAGTAGAAGCGGTGTTCAACCAAACTCAGCAATTGTGGCATGAGAAAACCCCACATCCTGACTGGTACGGGCTCACTTTACATGCTGTCGATGGTGTGGTCTGGCGAACACCAGATACGGCCGACAACGATAAGGCTTTTAGCCGAACAGGTAATCAAACCACGACGTCAGACTATCCTCAGGTTCGCATGGTCTGCCACATGGAATTAACGAGCCATCTGCTCAACAGTGCCGCCTTTGACTCCGTCTCCGTCAGTGAGGTTGACCTCACTGCTCAGCTTATCGACAAAGCCCCAGATAATAGCCTTACCCTGTTTGACAAAGGCTTTTATGCCTTAGGACTTCTCCATCGTTGGCAAAGCCAAGGTAAGGAAAGGCACTGGCTAATTCCCCTGCGTAAAGGGGCGCAATATAAGACATTGAGAAAACTGGGACGCGGTCAGGAGCTGATTGAACTCTCGCTGACTGCTCAAGCGAAAAAGAAATGGGCAGATGCGCCGGATACACTGGAAGCCAGACTCATTACCACCAAGGTAAAAGGGAAAGAGGTCCAACTGCTGACTTCAATGACCGACCCCAAGCGGTACATAGGGGCAGATATTGCAGAGCTCTACAGTCATCGTTGGGAAATCGAATTAGGTTATCGAGAGATGAAGCAGTACATGCTTCAAAATAGCCTAACGCTAAGAAGTAAAACGCCGGCGTTAGTCAAACAGGAGCTTTGGGGGATGCTGCTCGCCTACAACCTGCTGCGTTTTATGATGTGTCAGATGGCGTATTCATTGGACACGGTAATGCCATACCAAATAGGCTTTAAGCAGGCATCGATATTTTTGGTGAGTCAGTTGCAGATGCTCCCGGCTGTCGCACCTGGAAGATATCCAGAAGTGCTCCGATATATCCTCGACATGGCAGAGAGCTTTGTGCTTCCAGAGAGGCGGGAGAGGACATATCCAAGAGCAGTAAAGAAAAGGCCTAGTCGCTATGCGACTAGGCCTTCTAGAAAGCGTAACTCAGCTTAATTCACATGCATTACGCCAATGGCAGGGTTCAGAAACAAAAAAAGCCGCCCGGAGGCAGCTTTGGTATTGTTGGAAAATCTATCGCAAGCTGGTTGGAAATTCAACTGTTGTAGATGAGGAAATGAATTTAGGGAAGTAACTCAGGAAGTCTCGTTTTTAGCACGTATCTGGACAATAGCTTCTTAGTGCAAATACTCTGATTTGTAACTTTCGGATTAAAATTTCTATGGGTAACGCCAGCTTAAGGTGCAGACAATGCTACTACCAAACTTCCGCATAACACCGTAAGCACACAAACCAATACATAGTAAAAATGCCGCGTGTTCGCAGTCACTCTTGAAGCGTTAGCACGATTTTGCAACTGAATTTATTAGAAAATTAACAACAAAATTTAATCAGTTTTGGTGTCACAAACAGCTTTATCAATCATTTTTCTAACACTTTCATTGGTAATGACATTAAACATAAATCGCTGCCATCTAATAATACTAAGAAATCTTGTAAAGATTTGTTTGAACACTTATTTTCAGGTAGAAGACAGAAGCTGCGCCATGATTTCATTAGCAAGATTTGCATCCTCACTAGTGACCTTAATCTTCATTGGGGATAGGGTTAGTCTTAAGAGGCTTGTTATTACGGTTCCATTTTAATAATGCCAAATTCAATCCTAAGGCAATTAAATATGACACAAAAGAAAAGCCAAAATCATAACGCTCAGGCACAAACATTTTATAACCATTGGGGGTTAATATTATGTATTCGCTGCTAAAACCATAATTACTCGCGTCGTCAATGGCAGAAAAATAGTCGCCATTTTGGATCATGCCATACATGGATGTCTGCGCTTCACCATAGAAGGGTAATTGTATGCCAACCAATAGGTGAGCAATAATAGCACAACTCAACAAGGCTAAGGAAAGATTTAATGCAATAGCACGATATTTTTTTATGTATAACAAAGTAATGACTACAATATTAATTGCGGCTATAACATAACGACCATCACTCTGTATAAAATCAGTATTTAGCAGCTCAGCCACTTTTTTAAATATAAAAAGTGAGCTTGGTAAATCCATCACTAATGCGATAACAGGCTGGATAAGAACAAATGCGACAAAAATTAAAGAAAAATTATTATGATTCCATTTTAGTAATACTAAATTGAATCCCAAGGCAATTAAATATGACACAAAAGAAAAACCAAAATCATAACGCTCAGGTGCAAACACTTTATAACCATTTGGAATGAATGTTAATATGACATCCTTTCCACTAAAACCATAATTAATCGCTTCGACAATGGCAGACTCATAGTGGCCACTTTCCATGAACTTCTGAGCTTCACCATAGAAGGGTAATTGTATGCCAACCAATAGGTGAGCAATAATGGCACAACTCAACAAGGCTAGGGAAAACTTTAATGCAAGAGTACGATATTTTTTTATATATAACAAAGTAATAACTGAAATATTAATTGCAGCTATAACATAACGACCACCACTCTGTATAAAATTAGTATTTAGCAGGTCAGCCACTTCTTTAAATACAAAAAGTGAGCTTGGAAAATCTATCACCAATGCAACGACTGGCTGAATAAGAACAAATGCGACAAAAATTAAATAAAAATGATTAATTGATTTAAAATTATCTTGACTCACATCAACCTCGATTACTTTGCATTAATTATTTATTAAGATAAGAAAAATTCATCGCAATATAGGATAAGCTCAACGCCAGATTAACGATCGACAATTATACACAACAAGCCAATCGGTAACAAGTGTTCTGGTCTAATCCCATCGGACACTTAATTTTGAGACAGTATGGTCAATAAATTAAGAGGTCTATATGAGTTTAAAAAAATCACATAAGAGTTATCCGCAGGCATTTAAAGATGAAGCCGTCTTGATGGTGCTAGAGCAAGGTTATAGCGTTGCCGATGCGGCAAAGTCTCTTGGAGTTAGCACTAGCCTGCTTTACAACTGGAAGGAAAAACACCAAGCCCTGCAACAAGGTATCACCTTAGAAGAGTCTGAGCGTGATGAGCTAACGCGATTACGTAGAGAAAACAAAGAATTACGAATGGAGAAAGAAATTCTAAAAAAGGCCAGCGCCTTCTTTGCGAGAGAAATGAAGTAAAATTTCGTTTCATCAAACGGCAATCCAACCTGTTTCCTGTAGCACTGTTATGTCGAGTAATGAGTGTAAGTAAATCAGGTTATTACGATTGGTATAAGCGCCCTGCAAACGTGATAAACCTTGAAACACTGAAGCTTTATCGCCTTGTTCGACAGCTATTTAAGCAAAGTCGAGGCAGCTTAGGGAATCGTGAAATGGTGAAAAAATTGCGCAAGGAAGGCTACCAGGTTGGTACACTATCTCGTTCGTAAAATTATGCACCGCCTTCGACTCAAAGCAGCCCAGCGACGTGCTTACAAGGTGACTACGCAGCGGAAACACTCAGATGCAGTGGCAGATAACCTGTTAAACATGAACTTTAATCCAGTATCGGCTAATCAGGTCTGGGTGGGTGACGTGACCTATTTAAAGACGGGTGAAGGCTGGATGTATTTAGCTGTGGCGATGGATTTATATTCACGCCGGATTGTGGGATGGCACATAGATAAACGCATGACCACGGATTTGATATCTAAGGCATTAATAAAAGCCTACAACCTGCGACAACCAGCGCGAGGGCTGATATTCCACAGTGACCGAGGCTCGCAATATACCAGTAAGCAATTCGGTAGGCTGCTATCGAGCTATGGTATCCGAGCCAGCATGGGTGATGTGGGTGCGTGTTGGGATAATGCCGTTGTTGAGCGTTTCTTTGGTAGCTTGAAACACGATTGGATTTTTAAAGTTAATCAACCAACAAGGGAGTTTATGAAGCAAGATGTGACGGCTTACATGAAATATTATAACTTGGAGCGGCTGCATTCTGCTAATGACGATCTGTCACCTGTAGAGTTTGAAAATTCTCAAGTAAAAGTGTCCAGTTTGGGTTGACCAGTACGCTCGACCCGATAGGGGTTAAACACACATCGGGCGCCATTGATATGACTTTATAATCTCCGTCTTTACGTGTACTAATTCAGACCTGATCTGACAGGCACCAAGTCGAAAAGTGGGTAACTGTCAGATCAGGTCTGAATTAGTACAGTTTAAGAGAGATTCGCAACGCGTGGCATTTTCACTATGCGTTACTCACACCTTAGCAAGGTGTTGAAAAGAGGCTTATAGCCCCTTGATTCTTACCATTGCTCTGGCGTACTTTAGAAGTTTTGAACGAGCTAGATCATGTTCTGGTGCTTCAATCTGCATGATTGCTATTGCGAATAATATTTGTTGAGGCGCTACCCTGTCACCTGTTGGTAGGATTAACCTCCCACCCTCCATACGAAAGCCCCACCACTCATTACCGTAATAGAGTTCTTTCCTACTGTGCCATCGCATTAGCCTTTTACAGATTGGTGGTATCTTCTCCCCCTCGTCCCAGCGTTTGACTTCGCTCACAGTTTTAAAACAAAGTTTTTTGTCATTTCTTTTCGATTCACTGTTAAAACTCCCAAAATCGGTAGTTTTATAAGCAATTGAAATAACCGCAACTTTTACCAT